ATTGTTGAACGTGTGGCGCTGGTACGATCGAGCCGCCCAGTTATTCGGGATCTGTATCTTCGGCATAGCTATCGATCACCTCCACAACGAGATTTCCATCGACTTCACGCTTATCAGAAAGTCCGAGATCCCGCGCGATGATTGCCGCATTGAACAGCCCGGCTGCCGCGCCCGCAAACTTTTGCTCAAACATGATACTTTCAGCGGTTTCGCAGACATCTTTGAATTCATCGCGCGCGCGGTAATCATCCCAGGTGCGGCGTCCGATACCCATGTGAGCCGTGAGCCCGTGCAAGGTCATCGCCCTGGCATGCTGGACCCTGAGTTTCATGCCGGTCCCAAAGACTTTCATTTCCCAAAGGGGATTTTCATCGACCCAATCGAAATACGAATAGCAGGCTTCAAGGAATTCCTCAGGCGTCCCATAGATCGGCTTTGCCCCGTGCCGTGTTCTATTGCGCCAAAACTTGTTGCCAGGCAGAAACCTACCGTCCTCAGCCTGGCCCGCTTTTTTCTGTCCGTCGAAAGAACTCATCCCAGATCCATCCTGTTTTTCAGCAATGTATCCGGAATGAGATCATTTAGCCAATCAGGAAAGGACCGCCCAATCGTTTGCCAGCATGTCAGTCTGTGACGCAAGCCACCCGATGACCATCGATCCATCAGCCGCGCGCATATCAATGTGAGCCAAAAGGCTTATCTGCGTTTCAGATTCAGGGCATTCAGCCGCGCGATGATAGGCAGCGTGGCCAGGCTTGGCATATTCCGCATTGAAGGATGAGCCAGGCGTGAGCGCGATCCACATTCCTTTTCCGTTCCAGCCCGCGCGCGCGACCTTGTGGCCCATCTTCATCGCCTCGATCGCATGGCCGAAGCTCATCGCATAGCTTGGCTGATAGGCGCGATTGAACACGTCCTCAGGCGACCAGGAAATATACCCGACATGGTGAGGATGATTTGAAACGCCAGCATTGACCCGCTCAACAAGGAAGCCCGCGTCAGAGCCTTCCTCATCATCCGGCAATGACCAGCCACGATATTTGTTGTAATCCAGCCGCGTCATTGGCGTCGCCAAGACCTGCTCTGTTCCGAAATGTAGAGTCTTCATCGGGATTATCCCCCTTGTTTAAAATTAAAGGCCTGAGAGGCGCGCGGCTTGATCAATGCATTCCCTGACCGTCCGCTCAAGGCGATCTAGCATTGCATCCATGCGATCGACAGATCCGCGATCAGACGCCACACCGTCAGGCGCTTCCTTGAGGTTGTCGTGAATCCCCTCAGGCCCGAGGATCCGGTCAGCGTTGGCCCCTGAAATAGCCCTGACATCATTCGCAATTGCAGTGATCATGTTGATCCGATCAGTCAGGCACTCGATCTTCGAGCCGGCTGAAACAGTCTCAAAACCTGCGTTCTTTTGTGTGTTCTCGTTCATTTTTAACGTCCCTTATTTGGTTTCAAAAGTTGGCGGGTCAGCAGCACCTACCAAGAGCCGCACCGCCCCCGCCTGCGAGTGTTTTAGCCCACCGCTCGCCGGGGCAATTCAGATCAGATAACAGCGGCGAAAACCGCCATCACCAGGATGAATAATGCGAGGATGATGACCCCGATGAGCATCGATCGAGCCAGCATGTACCCGGCCTTTACCCGCTCGATCTCTCTGATCAGATCCAGCTCAGTCGAATTTTCCGGCTTGGTTCCCCCAGCTTGACCATCTAGCGCGGCTTTTCCGGCTAAATAATTCGGCGTATGGCCCTGCAAATAGGCGCTCAATGCGGTCATAAGTTTCATCTGGTTTCCTTGAATGTTCGCGGACCGGGGAAACAATAAGCTCACGAACGCCCCGATCAATGCGTTTCGGCCTGCCTTTGGTGAATAGCCAGCAATCCTCAGTATTGCGCCGTGTGCTGTGGCCCATGCCCATGAACCAATTTGTGTCAGCCGATGGCATCACGGGATCACCCGCCGCCGCAGCCTTTTGAGCCGTCGCCTCAGCATGCTTGTTGAGCTTGGCCCAGGTGAACGCCTTTGAGGCGAAGCGAAAGCCCCACTGATCAGCCAGCCAAAGAACTTGCGGCAGATGCGACGAGATCCCCCACATGAACAGCGCGCAGTCAGACGCAGCGAGATCCCCAACAGGTAGCTTTGCGAGATCCTGCACCGCCATCGTGTCATAGTGCTGCCCATCGGCTTGTTGAGGCACCCCGCTGGCAGCCTCGGTATAAGCCTCAAACCGCCAAGGGCAGTCAGCATAGATCACCTGGTAAGCGTTGCGGCGTAGCAATCCAAATGGCCAGTTCATGCGTCAACAATCTTAAAGGGGAAATCTTCACCGCGCAGCCGCGCCCGCTCTATCAGAGTTTTCGCCTGATACTTGAACCCGAGCCAAGCATAGTCAGTGCCTTTTGTCGCGCCCTTGCCTGTGAGGTGCAGATACATGCCGTTGCTTGGATCCTGCATCCGAAAACTTTTCTGCTTGTCATACGTCGTATCACGCTCACGCAGGGATAGGCGGCTCATTTCAAGACCTCAAGCGCGATGATCGCGTTTGTTGTGGCCATCAGGCGAACACGCAGCGCAACAACGCCAGCCTGCCGTTCCTTGATCCGCTCGATCAGACGCCTATGCTCATCCTGCAGAGCTTGCATCTGATCCTTTTTCGGCAGAGCGCCGACCGGCACCGAGACTTGCACATTTGCAAGGTTTGGATTTCCCTCAAATAAATCATACATCAGCAACCATCCTCAAACCTTTGAGCCATCATCTCGCTCATTTCAGCACCGGCTGAGATCTGATGGAGCGCGGGGATCAGCATTTGATCCAGCTCATCAACCTCACGCCCCAGGCCATCGCAGGCGGGGCAATTATGCCCATCGATCCAGCCGAGGCCGAAACACTTTCCACATTGTTTTGTGTTGCTCATCACGCCCCCCTTTCTGCAAGCATCGCGTCGGCATAGGCCCAGCGCCATTGCGCCATCTTTTCAAGCCTGCGCTTTATTGCCCCATCGGCAAACTCGAGCCAGGCAATATCAGGCGCTTGATAGCCAGGCTTGGCCGCCCTGATTTCATCCTCAATAACAGCCATCCACCAACTAGGCGCGTCGGGCGCATGCGCGGCGAAGTGATCGCGCAAATGCATGCCGAAATCAGTTTCCTCGCCATTTGATACCGGGAATGCCGAGCCGCCCCATTCTGTTGTTTTATCTGTCACCTAACCCACCATTTTCTTTCCAATGTTCCGTTCTGATTACCATCATAATCATAGGCCTCAGTTTCCTTTGATACCCGGCTAAGCAGGCCAATCATCGCGTTCTTGGTCTTGTTTAGCCTTGCGCCAATTTGAGCCATTGTCAGGCCATCATTGTCGCGCAGATCCAGAGCCTCGAGGATCTCGATGTCGCTGAGCGATTGCTTTTGACCAGACATCTGATCACCACCCAAGCCCATGCCCGATAACGAGCGCGCCCCAAAGCAGCGCCCCGAGAGCGATCACCCCGAACAGATCCGCAGCGAATTCCTTGATACGCCGGATCCGCGTTTCGCGATCGATCTGCTCTTGCAATTTCAATTGTGGAAAATTCTTCATGTCTTGCCCTTTCTGTTGATTGTGCGATTGCACCAGTTTCTCACTGGCCGCGCGACGCACCGCCCTGTCTCGCTCTACGATTGATAGGCAATCGTCCAGACAGGTAGAACATATGACCTACGTCAACTTAACGCATGGCGCGCGCGGCAGGTCAAGACACAAAAAAGGCCAGCGCGGAAATAACCGGCTGGCCTATGATCTCATCGAGATTGATTAAATGTCAGGTGAGATGACCATCGCCGCCAGAGAGAGCGAAGTCAGGCATCACGTCGGCCAGCGCGGACAGGACCAGGAAGGACGCGGGCAGATCTGCATCGAATTGCGAAACCATCGCGACCAACGGCGCGGGATTGTCTTCGGCCATCACGGCAACATCAACGGGAACACCAGGCAACAGGGCCAAAACATCGAAATCGGAACTCACCTCAATCATCGGAACATGATCGATAATGGGTTCGGAAGCGGAAGCCAGGGCGGCCCCGGCCAGGCAGATCATCGCACCTGCAGCAATCAGAATTTTACGCATTGTTTTCTCCATCGATTAACGGGAATCGTCAACTTGAACTAGGCCATGAGACACCAAACGCGGCGCATCTGTCAACTTGCGCCTTTCAGGGTTATCGCCCCCGCACCGCTTTCAGCGCCCACACAGAAGTCTCATAGCTTTGCGTCCGGTGCCCATATTTGGCGCGCATGCCCTCGTAAAACTCAATCCATCCATCGAGATCCGCGACGGGGAATTCGATATCCCACTTGTCACCGCGCAGCGTCACGTTGCCCATGAATTGCCGCGCGGTGAATTGCGTCATAGCCCCGCCTCATCCTTGGCCGCGTTGATGTTCGACTGCGTTTGAGCCTCGCTCTGGCCTCGAAGTGTGGCAAGGCTGCGACTTGCGCCCAGCAGCTCAGCTGACACAGCCCGGCGACGAGCAACAGCCTCGGGCGAAAAATCCCGACCAGGCTCAAGATCCGCTTTCCTTGGCAGGCTCTCGACCAGGCGGCGCTGATTAATCTCGATCCGATCCTTGACCTGATGCTCGTTCAAACTGCGCAGATTGCCATTGGACGCCGCGAACAGAGCGCGGATCCCATCGCGGACCTCAGCAAGTGTGAACTCGCTCAGAACGTCGCACCAGTCGGCGGTCAGCGCGTCCTTGACCGCGCCATCCATCCGGTCCCATCCGAACCGATCGATCTTGGCGCTGGCGACCTCGAGCATCGCCCCGAGTTCAGCCGCCCGCTTTGCGACTTGCCGCGTATCGAGCTGCGCGATCTGCAATTTCTGATGCTTTTGTTGGCCTTGCCATTCCTCGATTGTTCGAGGTTGCGCCGTTGTTTGAATTTCCGTTCCCATCGTCTTGCCCTTTTTTGTTGAAATACCAATCGGCCCGCAAACCTTGCCAGCCCTGGACTTGCGCCATATCGAGCGCCTCATCCGTGTCTCCATCCTGATCCTTGATGATCTCGAGCTGTTTTGCAATCAGGAGTGCAGCTCGCTTTGTGGTGCCCTTTGCTTTGGAACCCTTCCGATATTTTAGATATTCATCCACGGCCTCAGGCGAGGCGAACTCGATCAATTGATCCCTTGCCTCATCCTGTTTTGGCTTAGGTTTGGCCTTCTTTTTTTGATCCCCCCCAAAGAGCGGCGACAAACCGGAATTGCGCTTAGAGTCCGCAGGACTCTGTCTTGTGGTATTGTGGTCTTGTGGGGGTATAGCCTGTGGTATTTCCACTTGATCAGCTAAGTTGTTGTTATTCCAGCGTTTGGCTACATTATTTGCCTGTTTGCTTTGAAATTTTCTGGACGCAGATAGCTCAACTTTTGAACGCGGATTGACGAAATAATTTGAATCGTCCGTTTTTTCCACCTCGATTTTGCCGCGTGTTATAAGATCCGCCATGAACCTTTTGCACTTTGTGATCCCGAAGCCGGTGTGCCCCGCGATGTGCGACCAGTCATCCAGGAGGAAGCCATCATGCATGTAGATCAGATCGATCGTCATGCGATAGAAGCCCCGCAGCGGCCCGTCCATACCAAGCACCCCCTCGAAGAAATCCCGAGGATAGGCCTTGTAGTATTCGAGCCCCTTGTTGCCTTGATACTTTTTATCTTTAGCCACGATTGTCTGCCTGCATGCGGTCCTGATCGGCCACTGCACCGATTGCTAGTTCATGCACAAACTCAATCAGATCCTTGGTTCCAGGTCGCAAGCCAAACCCACGCTTATCGATCGACGTGCAAACCGGATAGGAAATAGCCCGGATGATGGACTGCAATGCATCAACATTCGGAGATATGGTACTATCTGGACGCCAGCCCGCGCGTATAGTCCTGCAGTGCCCCCCAACAGTTTTTGCCGACAGCCCCAGCGCGGCGGCGCATTCAGCCTTTGTGTGGCACGGATTATCCTGAAAAAAATTCCAAACCGCTGCGCGGTTATTTGCGCCATCACGTTGCGCGATGTCTATTGCGTTCATCATATCTTGCCCTCTCTTTCCGTTTTCTTGTAGCGCGAAACTATGGCATGGCGCAAGGAAAAACCCGCCCCGAATTAACGAGGCGGGAGTCCAACAGGGAGGTTAGGGTCATATCGGGCAAGACGGAACCCTACCCGATAGATAGCCCTAAGATGACCCGCAGGTCAAACCCTAAGGCTTAGCGCCCCTTTGCGTCCGCCTGGCCATTGGCGAAGCCCTCGAGCCAGAACCGCTCACCATCGCTGGATTTCTTCCAAGGACAGTCGCTCTTGCTCTTGCCGCCGAAACCAGCCTTGTACCCATCAGCAACCAGTTGCTTGATTTCGCCATCGGCGCTCGACCAGCCCTCAGCCCAAGCAGTATGGCCATCAGTTCCCCCGTCAAAAGGGTTTTCGTCCTTTCCGGATCCTTTCAGGCGCGCTTGTTGACCATCAGCCAGAGCGTTTTCTGCATCAGGCTCAGCCTCGGGTTCAGGTTCATCCTCGACCTCGGGCTCAATCTCGGGTGCCGGCTGATCATCTTCCGGCTCAGGATCCTGATCGCCCTCGACCTCGACCGGCTCATCGACCTCAGGAAAGTCCTGTGGATCATCCTCGACCGGTGTATTTCCCAGATCTGGATCCACCTCAGGCGCACCATCAGAACGGTCAGCCGCGTCCCAGCCATCATTCCAATCCGACCAGGATGATTGCTCATCCTCATTTACATCGAACGGATTGCGCTCTTTTGCATACCCGGCCATGCGCGAAGCAAAGCCGCCCTTTTGTGCATCGCTTTCGACGTGCAGATCATCAGGCTCATCCATCGCGCTTTCAGCTTCATCCATTTCAGCCGAAATATCCGCGATGTCGTCATCAGACGCAGAACCGTCGCCAATCAACACCTCACGCTTGCCAACGTGATCAGCCGCCGAGACAACTTTCTCGACCTCCATGCGCTCGACCAGGCGCGACGCCTTGTTGTACCCGATCGCCAAAGCCCGCTGGATATGCGAGGTGGAACACTTGCGTTCCTTGCGCACAATCTCGACCGCCCGGCGATAAAGCTCGTCATCGCTCAGATGATCCGCCTGGTCATCACCATCATCGCCCAACAGGCTTGGCTGATCCTTATCAGCGACCAGCAGCGTCGACTTTTTATTGAATTGCTCAGCATCGAGAACAGTCAGCTTTGCAATCTTGCCCTTGGCGTGAGCTAGATCCGTCAGCATATCATCGCTGGCAAACCCCTTTGAAGTGATCACCACCTCACCTTTGTCGACATCGACCGCGAATTTTGCGATCTGGACGTGTGCGCAGGTCATCCCCCGCTCAGCCACGACCTCGACAACCTTTGCAACGAGATCCCGAGCCAGCTCTTGTACTGCGGTGATTTCGTCCTGTTGGTCCGATTGACTGAGAGAAGTCCAAACCGTCGCCTGCGTTTGCAGCTTGCGGCGCGACATCAGAATGTCACGGACATTGCTTACAAGAGAGGTGGCGTTGATTGGGAATACTTCGCCAGTTTCCGGGTCAGTGAAGTCGATGTTTTCTTGATTTTCGCCCATGTGGATAAATCCTCCTGTTTGATAGCGATTTTGACGGGAAGCCCGCCGTGAAACCGAATGCGCAGATCGACAAGATACCGATCATCCGGCGTTTTTCCTGCAGCGCCCAGCGCGTCAAGAATTCCTTTCAGCAAGTTGTCCAGATCGCATTTCGTCTTAGACGAAGGGATCAGGATATCAACCCGCCAGTAACAAGGATAAGGCCTGTAAACCGAAACCCCCTTTTCGATAACCAATTCACCAGGCATACCGATCTGATCTTTCAATTCGTAAACCGCAGCATCATGCCAGCCCCGGCCCTCGTTACTTTTGATCTTCCGGCCCCGCGTCACAGTTGTCATCGCGTTGACGCTTGGGGGAGGATCCTCGATCGTTAGATGAAAGACCTGGTTAAGCGCCATTTTTTACGAGGCGACGCAGCTCAGCCCGGATCAGCGACATAATCAACGCCTTACGCTTCAGCCCCGTGAGGCTTTCGACCTCGGTAATCACGCGGCGCTCATCATCCGTTACACTGATGGACATTCCAGAAGTTTTCGTTTTTGGCATTTTCTTTCCTTACGTTAAACTGACGCTTGCAATAGGTAGCACTTACGTCATATTAACGTCAATAGAAACATTTGAAAGGGCACCGAAATGAGAGATTTAATTGATGACCTCGACACGCCAGCCGCAGCAATACGGCTTGCAAGATCTCGCGCAGAAGGCTTGAGCGGCACCGACGCCGATTGGCGTTCTGATTGGACGCGGGGCCCTACATATGGAACACGCCGGGAAACAACCTGGTCGGAAAAGCGCGCTCTTGTCGGTGCGAAATATGACGCCGCGAAGGCTGATATCGAAGCGCGCCGCCAGCGCCGTGATACGATCAATCGCGCAATGGCTGTGAGCGGTCCTGAGATCAACGCCCTCAAAAAGGCCAAGCGCGAATTGCTGAGCAAGCCGCTGAGTTTCATCATCGGACCCGAGGAATTCCGCATCGATCGCAAGATCGAGCAGCTTATCGAAACAGCAAACCAAACAGGGAGAAACTGAAATGCCTATTTACACCGTGACATACACCAAAGCCGAGATCGCTGATCTGGTACGCCGCGACCTGCAGAACCGCACCGGGCGCAACATTGCAGCAAGCCAGATGTTCCTGACTGAGGACGGTGACGTCAACATTACCATGACTGGCGACCAGATGGAGCGCAGCGGATCCGCGCCCGCCTTCATCAGGTCCGGGTTGGCGGCCCCGATCGATATCACTCGGGCGGAGCGGCCCACTTCCTGACCTCGACCAACAACCGGAGAAACACAGATGAGCATATTTTCAGAAGACCGCGCCGAGCCGATCCAGAAGGTCGACAATACTTTCGCTGATGGCATTTATTTCAATATGACCGATGACGTTTATCACAGCTTGCACCGCCTGAGCGCGAGCGGGATCAAGAATATCCTTGTGAGCGTTCCGACGTTTTGGGCAAAGAGCTGGATGAACCCAGAAACGAACGAGGAAGAAACCGAGGGCGAGGAAGAAACCGCGCGGAAGGATGACAGCAGCAAGGCGCAAATCCTTGGCCGCGCCTATCACGTCGCAATTTTCGAGCCCGAAACCCTCGATCAGCGTTTTGTCGGGGAGCCCGACCTGAGCGGATACAAAAACCTGTTGACCAGCGACGCCGCTGTTTGCGCCGTGCTGAAAGAGCTTGGCACCACCCAGAAGAAATCCGGCGAATGCCCTGTTGAGCGCGGGTTCAGATTGCTCGACCTGGATCCTAGTTATTCTGTTAAGTCTATCATCATGGGCGAATGCGCGGAAACGCTTGGAAGCCGCCAGAAGATCGGCGCGAAGTATTGGGCTCAGATCCACAAGGACATCGAGCGCATCGAGGCGAACCCAGAAATACACGACCTTGTGACAGGCGGTGCGTCAGAGGTCACAATCCTTTGGACCTGCCCAGACAGCGGCATCAAGATGAAATCGCGCATCGACAAACTCAAGGCGGATCTTTTTGTCGACCTGAAATCCTTTGCCAACGCGAACGGTAAGCCGGTGAATAATGCCATTGTCGACCAGGTGCAGTATCTCAAATACTACCTTTCAATGCGCGTCTATCAGCATGCGATCGCGATGATCGGACAACTTGATCTGCAGATCATGGACGAACCAGACGCCCCAACAAAGGCCGAGCGCGGCGAGATCAAGAACCGTCACAACAATCTGATCGAGACATTGCGCGCCAAGAAAACGCCACATCAGCCCTGGCTATTCTTCCAGGAGAAAGGCGGGATCCCGAACCTTCTAGCCCGGCGCTTGAAGCTGCAGAGCTATCCAGATGGAACGGATCAGCAGGCGATCGGGGCCGAGGACCATGACATCAGACCCCAGGACAGCGTTCTAGCCCGCAAGGCAGACATCGAGATCCGGCGCGCGAAACAACTATTCGGCCAGGCGCTCGAGATCTATGGTGGCGATGGCGAAACCTGGTTCCCGATGGATATGATTGGCGAGATTGGCGACGAGGATTTCCGTGATTGGTTCTTGGACTCGGTGCCAGCATGAGCCGCCCCATGACCATCGCATCCTTTTGCGCCATGACGTGTGCAGAGGGAGGGTTTCACGTCTTTCTGTCCGAAAGGTTTGAGGGCATCTGGCCGGCCTGCACAACCAAAGAACAGGCCGCCGAAATTGTGACCACGCATTGCGGGGTTGATAGCCGCCGTGAATTGAACACCAAAGGCCCAGAGCAGGATTTATGGCTATCCCTGCAGGCCGAATACAAAGATTGGCTGAGAACGTGAGAGTTAAGGTCAGAGGCGAAACCTACAAGGACGTGGCAACCGCAGCCACGGCCCTTGGGGTTACAGAGGCAACGATCTATTGCGCCGTGTCGCGTCGCGATACCGAAACCATTGGCCTCGGTCAGGGGAACAGGGTCAATCATCGCGGGGGCATACCACCCAAACCGATCACACTTGGCCGGATCACGTTCCCCTCGATGTCGGCCGCATCGCGCGCGCTTGGGAAAAGCCCGAGGTATGTTCAGCAGGTTTTGACAAAAGGAAAGGCGCGCGCGCGGCAAAACCTGATCAAGGAAGTGATGGAATATCACCTAAAGCAGGAAAAACTATTGCGTTAGATTGACGTGGGGCGTAAGGTCAAATCACCAACGAAAGGGCAAGATTATGGAAGACGAGAAGAACCTACCAAGCGTGGCAGACGGGCGCGAGGTTTCAGCCTCATCCGGTCAGTTTTCACCAGCGTCGATCTGGTCATCATTTCAGGAAATGGCAAAAGATCCGACGATGGACGCGGCCAAGATGCAGACGATGTATGAGCTGCAAAAGACCATGATCCAGGATCAGCGGCAGGAAGAATTCAACCAGGCCAAATTTGCGGCTATGGCGGAAATGCCGACGATCACGAAAAACAAGGTTGTGAACAACCGGAGCGGAGAATTAATGTATCGATACAGTGATTTCAAGCACCTGTATCAGGCGGTCAAACCGATCCTAAACAAGCACGGCCTGATCCTCGATTTCGACGTTTCGGAAACAACAGGCGAAACCAAGATCCCGTTCCTGCGCGTCGCGCCCATCTTGCGGCACCGCAATGGATACGTGTGGAATGGATCTCATATGCCCGTGCCGATCACAGCGGCAAACTCGAGCATCAGCCTCACGCAGGCAGCAAAGGGCGCGGTCGAAACAGGCAAGCGCACGGTCACGATTTCATGCCTCGGGATAACCGAAGACGAGGATCCGAGTATCACCGGCGAGAAGGATCCGAACCGGGGCCAGCCCGTAGGCGAGAACTATGAGCGCCTGATTGTGGAAGGCCAGAAGGCCGCGACAGGCGGTCCGAAATCCTACGCCGCCTGGTTGGCGAGCCTGACCAACGTGCAAAAGGGCTGGCTGATCACGCACGGCCACCACGACAACCTCGCGGCAGCAGCCCGCGACCATGCTGAAAACTGAAAGGGCAAACCATGACAGAAGAAACGGAAAAATCTGCCGCCGCAGAACGCAAGGAAAAGCTCGCAGCCATGCGCGGGGCGAGGGACGCCATGTCCACTGCCTTAGATCACATTTCGGCGCTCGAGACGGCGCTTGATCGCTGCGTCGCCATTGGCGGCGATATGCGAAAAATGATCGGCAGTGAGGCAACGATCCAGTCATACTTTGGGCCGGGCCGCGACAGAGAAAACGTCAGCGCACAGACACTGCTGGATGAAATGCACAAAGCTCGCGCTCGCGCGGCTGCAAAATAAGGGCAAACACCATGAAAATCATTGCACTCGAAGCCGAGAATCTGAAACGCCTGACCGCTGTGCGGATCGAGCCAGACGGCAATCTTGTCCAGATCACGGGCAAGAACGGACAGGGAAAGACATCAGTTCTGGACGCGATTTGGTGGGCGCTCGATGGCACCAAGAACGTACAGGCGACCCCGATCCGCAAGGGTGAGGAGCGCGCGATCATTCGCCTCGATCTTGGCGAGCTGAAAATCACGCGCCGGTTCAACTCGCAAGAAGATGGCACCTATACGACATCGATCACGGTGGAGAACGGAGAGGGCGCGCGCTTTTCCAGCCCGCAATCCATGCTCGACAAGTTGCTTGGCGAGCTGACCTTTGACCCCCTGGCCTTCACGCGCATGAAGCCAGCCGATCAGCTTCTATCCTTGCGCAGCCTGGTCCCAGATTTCGACTTTGATGATATCGAGGCCCAGAACAAGGCAGATTTCTCGGATCGCGCAGTAGCAAACCGCGAGGCAAAAGAGGCAAAGGCAGCCGCCGAGGAAATCGGCAGGACATTGCCAGACGAGATCCCCGAGCCCGTCACGATCGATGACCTAATGTCGCAATGGCAGAACGCCAGCGAACACAACACGCTTATCGTGAAGCGCCAAGAAAAGCGCCAGGAATACAGAACCCAGCGCGACGCCCTGCACAACGAGATCCTGAGAATGCAGGAAAACCTTTCTGCGATGGACGCGGAAATCGAAGGCTGGCCAAAGCTCGAAGATCCATTGCCGATCGAGAAGATCAAGAACCAACTCGACAACGCCGCCGAAATTAACCGGACAGCAGACGCAGCCGCCAGGTTCAATGAATTGAGCGGCAAGGCCAAGATCGCAAGTGAAAGATCCGAAGCCCTGACAAAGGCAATCGATGACCGCAAAGCTGCAGCTCAAACCGCGATCGCCAAAATCGAAATGCCCGGCTCATCGATCTCGATTGCAGACGGGGCTGTTTACCTGGACGGCGTGCCGTTCGATCAGGCCAGCGACGCTCAGCAATTGCAGGCATCGATCGGCATCGCGATGGCGCTCAATCCTAAGCTCAAGGTCATCAGGGTCCGTGATGGATCATTGCTCGATGATGACGCGATGAAGATCCTAGCCGAGACAGCCGACGCCAACGACTATCAGATCTGGATTGAGCGCGTGGACACCAGCGGCACGGTCGGCTTTGTCCTCGAGGATGGACACGTAAAGGGCCAGACGATCGAGCCAGAGGCAAAGAAACCAGCCAAGACATCGACGCCGGATCCGGAAAAAAAGAAGCCCGCGCCGAGCATGTTCGACGCTGATCGAGGATAACCCCATGACCTACCCCCCCGACGAGATAGCCACGCACATCGACGCACCGACCCGGTTTGGCCAGATGACAGACCCAGAACAAGCCGCACTTTTGTTGGCGCATCATCGGGGCACCAAAATACAAGTTTACTGCACTTGGGTCAGACCGAACAAGTGGATCACCGCGACAAGCAGTCCCGACTTCAGTGAATTTCGGGCATATCGCGCCGCCCTATCAACACAGGATACACCCCATGACTGACCTACGCGAAGATACCAGAGCAATCCAAAAGCGTCTTGGTTCAACACCATTCCCCGATGATCTGCAAGGCATTGCGGATGATGCCGGAGAACATATTCAGGCCCAAGCCGCCACGATCAAGGCGTTGGAAAAGCTGGTCGTTCAGTCGTTTTTGGAGGGGTTCAATGTCGCGGGTTCTATGACACCTCACCTGAATGACATCCTGCCAATGAAAAACAAGGCATGGCTTTCGAGCAAGACGTTCGCCGCCCTAGCCTCAGCAAAGGAAACGACATGACAGACGCAGTTTATCTCCGCGACCTAGATGGCACCGGATCAATGCACGTTTGCAGTCAGGAAGATCCCGACGCGCGCGAATACCTGCCAGCCGATGCCCGCCCCGTGACTGTGGCAGAAGCGGCGAAGGTGTTGATGCCTGACATCGAGCGCATAGTTAAAGCCACCGAGCCGCACTTTGTTTCCCATGAAGATGTTGAGGATACTATATACGGCATGAAAATAAGAATGATCGTGGCCCTTCGCGCCCTATCACATGAAGGGGGAGAGTGATGTTTGACGGAGTTGATATTATGACGGTCGCCGCTGGAACCGAAATTGAACACAACGGCGAAAAACTGATAGTGAGCGACGAAAACGTGGTGTTCAAGGGTCGAAAGGTCTACGTGACTGAGCGCACATTCAACGCGCTAAAGAAACATCCCGGCCTGACTAACGAAAAAAGCCCGCGAACCAATTAAGGAACGCGGGTTAATCTTATCGCTTCACCCGATCCATCAGGATATCAACCTTACCCTCAATCCGGTGCAGGTGATCTTCCAGCCTATCACCCGTGTTTTCCGGCTTTGATTGAGAAGGCTCTTTCTTTTCTCGCCAGACCGCCAATCCCCCGATCGCAACAATCATTGCAGTCACGGACCCCAGAACAGCGGCGTAATCATTAGGGCTCATTACGCCATGCCCCCCAGACGCGGGATACGTCCTTCACTGCGCCGTAGATGCAGATGAGGGCTTGGGAGCAGGCCCATGAATACATGAATACAGCTGTTGATGATTGGTCAATTATCCAGAAGCCTGTGGCGAAACTGGCATAGATCAGCGCGTTGATCGAGGTCACGGACGTTCTGATGAATGGCGTCCACCAGGCTCGACCGTTGATCCCAAGAGCAACCATGTGCAAGGTGCCAGTCAGGATAAACATGATCGCCCAATCGTTCTCGCTTAACCAAGAACGCAGCACGGCATACGCCTGACTGTCCATCGACGCAGCGCTGTCAACAAGCCACATGCCAAAGCCGAAGGTGCCTACAGCAAGCGACCACTCAAGACGCCGATCTTTCATCACGACATGCTTGCGGTCAAAGTTAGGAGCAACCAGCATCATGACCACGCACAACAGCCGTTCCAGCCTTGCCCACATCGTCAGGCGTGTTCGGGTCTGGTAGGGCGACCGCAAGCCGCTCGATTGCCCCGGTGAAGTCGGGTCCGCAGAATGCTGCATCACTTACCCCTATCGCGCAACTCGTCGCGCCAAGCAGGGGAAGCATCAGTATCTTTAATCGCATCTGAGATTCCTTTCTCTCTTATCAGTTTCGTTTCGTTGACACGATCACGGGTATCTTTCCCGCCCTGCCAATACACAAAGGCACCAATCGCGCAGATGCCAAGAACCGCTATCACAACCCGCTTCATGTGAACCAAGTCCTGAATGTGGCGATCAGCACAGGGCCAACAATCACAGTGATTTCCAGAATGGCGGTTTTGCTTTCTTCTGAGATATACCCAAGGGCGGAAACAACTCCGACAAGCGCCATCACAAGCGCGGTCCAGTTGATCTTTGATTTCACAGGTGGGTTCATGCTTTCGCCTTTCCAATAAGTTTCATGATTGCGGTCATCAACGCGGCCCATACGTTGCCTTCTGGCTTCGCGGCTGTGGTTGTGTCGATAACTGGGTCGGACGTCACCACGGGGGCTGGCATGGCCGGTGCGGTGCGTTGTGG